ACATCACAAGTCCGTCCCGCATACTCACCAATTAATGTCAATTTTACAATTGATAATAGACTAAACAATTATTGGATATTATGGAAATGGTTATCAATAATTAATGACCCAAAGAACAGTGGAATGAATGAAGAATTTGCAGAATATGTAAAATTATCAAATGGTGACCTAAAAATGGTAAATGAATTTTTGGATTATCAAACAATAATTACTTCATATATTGAGGATGAATACAATAATAAAGTGGCAGAAGTTAAGTATACTAATGCATTTATTACGGATTTAGGTGAAATAAACTATAATTATAGAGAACCAGGTGAATTAGAAAGTTCGTTTACTTTTGTGTTTAATCAAATGGATATTAAATTGTTAGATATTTAATGTATTAATCTTATTTTTCAATGGTTTCACTAAAAAAGAATAAATAATTAAAATTAAGAAATAGGAGAAATTTATGAAAACAATCGAAAGTCCAGGCGTACAAATAACTGAAAGAGATGCTACGCTAAGAGCAACCCTGCCAGTTGGGACTAATACTTTGGTGGTTGGTTATTCACCACAAGGTCCAGTTTATGAAACAATAAATACAACTAGTATATCTGAATTAGAACAGATTTATGGTATACCAACAAATGTTGCTGAGAGATATTTTTATCATACTTGTAAGCAAGTATTGCAATCACCAGCTAATCTATTAACTGTTCGTTTACCTTATGGTTATGATACGGGTGATGCAATTGATTCTGATTATACAGCATTATTATTTCCGGTTTCTGCTTGCTCACAATCTAGTGTGACTACACCCGTTTCTCCGGTTGCCTTATATTCGGCAACTAGTGGATATGTAATTGGTCAACCACAACTTATTAAAATTAAACAGGGTGATTTGGATAATTGGAATGCTGGTGCAATTCCATGGTCATTATCAACAACTAATATTGGAAATTGGACCACAACAACAGAAGGTAGTTCTGTTGAGGTGGGTGAAGCTGGTTTTGTTGTTGTAAATAAAATTAAAACAACTCTTGATGATGTTTATCAAGGATATTATTTTGGTATCGTTGATAATGGTGGTGTTCTACCAACGGATCATGATTCAATTCTTGGTATTAAAGTTAAACTATCTGATACATCAACAGCATGGTCATCAATTAATTCAAGTAATATTTCGTTTGGTGTAACTGGTAATTTTAATAGTGTATCTGAAGAGATGGATGGTGTTCCTAGTTTTGATATTACTAATAGTTTTTATAATGATACTGTTATAATGGGTCTATATAGACTACGTACATCCATATATAATGATACAACTAATATACTTACTAAGGTTCCAATGGAATTTTATACTGGATCTTTTAATAATAATAAGATGGTAAGTAATCCAGCTGGGGGCGCAGCAATTACAGATTTTATTGAAAATAAAGTAAATAGTGATTCGGTCTTTATGAAGATGATTGTAAATCCAAATTTCGCAAGAAGTGCTGGATGGATGAATGGTAATACATATGGTGGTAGTGTAAGAGTATACACTACGGGAACATCTGCATCAAATGCTGATAATTTATATTGTATTGGTAGAAAAACACAAACTTATGGATTAACAGAAAATCAACGTATTGTTGGTAGTATACCAGGTAAACTAGATGTTGCATTAAGACTAGTTGAAAATAAAGATGAAGTTCCTATTGATATTGTTTGTGAAGCTGGTTTAGGTACGCTTTGGGTTGCTGGTGCATTAAGTGCATCAACTGATACAAAGAATACTTTAGTGTTTAAGGAATATGCAGATTATACTGCAACAATTAATACACCACTTAATGATCAGTCAACTGGTTCAACAAGTAATGCTGCTGTGACTTATCGTACAATATATAATGCAATGGAGCAGTTCTGTTCACAAACACGACAAGATTGTATATTTATTGCTGACCCTCTTAGACATATTTTTATTAAAGGTGAAAATACTAAGATTCTTGCAGATATTTCAAATAATTTCTCATCAAATGTTTATTGGCCATTAAAGAATTTATATGGAGCATCTAATTCTAATTATGCAGCAACATATGGTAATTGGGTTAAAATATATGATTCAGCAAATGGTAAATATGTTTGGTCTCCAATGTCTGGATTTGTTGCAAATATTATGGCAACAACAAGCGCTAGATTGTTCCCATGGACAGCACCCGCTGGCTTGAATAATGGTATACTTAAAGGTATAAGTGATATTGCAATTAATCCTACACAAAAACAAAGAGATTTGTTATATCGGGTTAGTATTAATCCAGTATGCTATTTCCCTGGTGATGGATTTACTGTTTGGGGTCAAAAGACATTACAGAAGAAACCAAGCGCATTTGATAGAATTAATATTCGTAGATTATTCTTAACACTTGAAAAGGCAACATATGTAATGGCACGTTATTTTGTAATGGAACCAAATACAGTATTTACAAGAACACAACTTACTAATATTTTAACACCATTATTTGATAATGCTAAAAACAATGATGGTATATATAATTACGCCGTAATTTGTGATGAATCTAATAACACTCAAAATATTATTGATGATAACACAATGAAGGTTTCAATTTATATACAACCTGTTCGTACTGCAGAGTTTATACTTGTTGAGTTCGTTGCAACTCGAACAGGTACGAATTTTAGTGAAGTAGTATAAATAAAATATAACATAGAAAAAATACCGGATTTATAATAAATCCGGTATTTTTTTGTACTAAATCCTGTTTTGTTGTTGCTAATAACAACGATGATGATAATTATTTATATATGAATAAATGTAAAATTTGTGATTGTAACTTAGATAATATTTTTAAATTATCTATGCATTTAATTAAAGAACATAAAATTAAATCAAAAGAGTATTATGACAAATATTTAAAACAATATAATGATGATAAATGTCATACTTGTGGTCAACAAACTAATTTTTTAAATCTTTCATTGGGTTACAGAAAATATTGTAGTAGAAAGTGTACATCAAATTCTGATACAAGAAGGATATCATTGAATGATTTTTATAAGGATAAAAATAACATAAAACTTCGTCAACAAAAAGTAAAAAATACATTATTACAAAAATATGGTGTTGATAATCCAATGTTGGTTCCAAAATTTAGAGAAAAATTAAAAAATACTTTTCAATCAAAATATGGGGTTAATTCACCATTTGAAAATATTGATATAAGAAAAAGAGCAAAACAAACAATTTTACAAAAATATGGTACAGAATTTGCTAGTCAAAATAATGATATAAAAGAAAAACAAAAACAAACCTTTCTCAAAAAATATGGTATAAATCATCCATTATTAGATAGACCTAAGATGGAAACCATTTTTATGGAAAGATATGGTTTTAAAAATCCTAGTAGTTCCCCGCAAGTTATAGAAAAAAGAAAACAAACATTTCTTGAGAGATATGGTGTTAATAATCCATCAAAAATACAAAGAATTAAAGATAAAATTAAATTTATATTATTGAAAAAATATTATCAAAACATTCAAGATAATTTTAAATATAAACCATTATTTACATTTGAAGAATATAAAGGGTCTTTAGAAAATTATAAATGGCAATGTAAAAAATGTAATTATTCTTTTGAAAGTAGATTTCAATGTGGGTATACATTACACTGTCCTAAATGTGAACCAAACCCTAAATCTTGTTGTCAACAAGAATTATTTATTTTTCTATCAAAGTATTTTTCAAATATAAGCCAAAATAATAGAACTATATTAGATAATAAATTTGAATTAGACATTTTTATACTATCCAAAAACCTTGCAATAGAATTTAATGGAAATTATTGGCATTCTGAAATAAATGGTAATAAGAATTATGATTATCACTTAAACAAAACAGAATTATGTCAAAATAAAAATATTCGCTTAATTCATATTTTTGAAGATGAATGGTTATTTAAAGAAAAAATTGTTAAAAATCGTTTAAAAAATATATTAGGATTAACAAAATATAATTTATATGCAAGAAAATGTATTATTAAAGAAATTGATACACAATTAAAAGATAAATTCCTTAATAAATATCATATTCAAGGATCTGATAAATCAAAAATTAAATTAGGATTATTTTATAAAAATAGATTAGTATCTGTAATGACATTTAGCAAATTAAGAATTGCCTTAGGTCAAACAAATACATTAAATGAATGGGAATTAAGTCGTTTTGCATCAATTAATAATTTTAATATTGTTGGTGGTGGTTCAAAATTGTTAAAATATTTTGAAAGAAATTATAAGCCTATTAAAATAATTTCATATGCTGATAGAAGATGGTCACAAGGTAATTTATATTATAAAATAGGTTTTAATCTTGATCACATAAGTAAACCTAATTATTGGTATTTACAAGAAAGACATTTTCTTAAAAGATTGCACCGCTTTAATTTCCGCAAAGATAGGTTACCACTATTACTTGAAAAATTTGACCCACTACAAACCGAATGGGCAAACATGAAGAATAATGGTTATGATAGGATTTGGGATTGTGGTAATATGGTTTTTAAATGGGCCCAACTAGTATCATAATATATTAGCAAATCGTTTTATAATATGTTTAATTTGCCTTACGGAAAGATAATTAATAATTTTACGTTCTTCAATTAAGATTTTTGTTTCGGACCAATTAGGATAATAATAGTGCATTACTTCATGAATAATTGTAGGAATTAAATATTTTCTATAATCAATTTGAATTTCATCATTTTCATAGTCACATATACCATGAATTCCTCTTAATTTTTTAATTTTGAATATTTCGGGGTTTTCTTTAAATAATTTATACATTATAGACAAAAAATGGTGTGTATATTGGTCATATTTTCTATTTTTTTGTTTCATATGTTGTAAATATTTATATGGTAAAGATATGTTAAATCAAAATATTAAAAAATTGATATTATTATATGAAAATAAAAATAATGTGCTGTTTTTGAATAAATAATTAAAATTATAGGAGAGTATTGTATGACCATTCAAAATTTTTATGCTGCGGCCATTGCACATGAATTTGCAAGAGATTTTCAATTTAGAGTTGTTTCTTTAGGTCCATTTGTTGAAAGTGATTTATTATATTTGACAACGGCATCATTACCAGGTAAAACAATTTCTAATCAAGTAGTTCCTTATATGGGTCTAGATTTTAATATTCCAGGATCTGTTAAATATACCGGGTCAGAAGCATGGACTCTTCATTTTCGTTGTGATGAGGCACTAAATACACGTAAAAGAATGGAAGATTGGATTAGTACTATTTTTAATGTGCAAACAAGCACTGGCGATTATAATACACCACAAGGTATTGCAACAATGAGATTACTAGATAAGAATTTTGGAACGACAAGAACTTATAACTTTGTTGGTATATACCCTAAAGACTTAGGTCCACTTGCTTATGATATTAAAGGTACGGGTACCCCGGTTGAGTTTGATTGTATATTTGCCTATCAGTGGTATACATTTGTATAAATAACAATCTTGCTTTAATATTAAATATTTAAAAGGATATTAATATTATGGCTCCAAGTCTTGAAAACAGGCAAGCTGCATATGAAGAGTTTCGACAGGCATTATCAAATGTTGGAAATTCAATTCCAGTTCAACCATTGTGGCTTTTTAAATTTAATGGGTTTCCATCAACTGATGCTATAGATAAATATAACGTAAAAGAAAATATATCATATCAAAGTTATTATAGTAAATTACAACAACAGAGTGGGTGTATATTTGCACAAGCAGTTAACATTCCTGGTGAAGATACGGAAACAACAAGAGAAAAAGTAGAAGGTTCTGGTTATATTGGTGGGTTGATTGGATCCGGTCGTGGTACACCTCCAGAGTTAGAAGTGGTTTTTTTAGATACAAATTGTTCTTTTACTGATTTCGTTTTAAGACCATGGATTCTTGCAATTGCCAGAGCTGGATTAAAAGATGATAAAATTAAAACATCCGCAACATGTTATCAATTAATGAAAACAGCGGGTGGTTTAGTAACAAGAAGTGAAACTACTTTTAATGGTTTATGTCCAACAAAAATTGATTCACAGCAATATGATTATCAAAAAGAAACAATAATTCATAGAACTATATCATTTGCATACACCAATTATAAAATGGAACCAGGTTCATCTGGTGGTTCATCTGGTGGATCATCCAGTTCATCCAAACCTAGTAATTTTAATCCCAACGGCCCTAATTGGTTAAATAATACACCAGGTTTTAATCCAGCAGGTGCTAATGTATCATCACCTACTTTTAATCCAGCAGGACCAAGTTGGGCAAATAAGTAATAAAATAGTGCAAAATATTTTATTTTTTCTAAATATGTATAGGAGTAATTATGGCAACTACTGACGAAAAAAATAATGACCAATTAATTAATAACACATTAGATCTTATTAATCGGGCAAATGAAGTGTTTTGTTATGAAGTATGGGTTCCTTCATTAAGAAAAAATGTAATGTTTAGAGAAATTAACACATCTCAGCAAAAAAGATTAATTAAATCAATAATTGATTCACCTATTTATAATACCGAATTTATATATATATTAAAACAAATTATTGATGAGAATTGTGCCGATAAAACAGTTAGTACTGATAATTTAACAATTATTGATAAACAAGTTATTGCCATGGCAATGCGTTCTGTTAGTATTAGTGACATTGTAGAATTTCAAATTCCTGTCAGTGAAGGGAAGAATGTTCAAAGAGCAATTAGTATTTCTAAAGTATTAGGTGAAATTAAAGATAAAATGTTGGTTATTGATCCAATAAAATTAGTTGATGAAAAAAATGTTTTTACGCTTGAGTGTAGTATACCCACAATAAAAACAGAATATGACCTTGAAAAAGAACAACGTGAAAATATTATTATTGACAGATCACCACAAACACCAGAACAACTAAGAGAAACCGTTGGTAATATGTTTATTGACGAATTGGTAAAATATGTTAATATTGTAACAATTAGAATAAATGATATTGATAACAAAATTAATTTTGGTGATTTAAAGTTTTCAGACAGAATTAAATTAATGGAGAAATTACCTATTAGACTAGTGGAAAAACTATTGGAATATTGTAATAAAGTAAAAGAAGAAGTTGATAAGGTTGTAATA